TATATGTATTTTGTGAGGACCAGTAGAACTGGATGTAGTCATTAGCGTTGACGGTAACCAAGTCTTCAATGTTGGCAAGCACTTGATTGTTAACGCCAGAGGTGGTAAAAATTGCGGTTGATTCAGTCACCGCTGTGCCATTGAGGGCATACCAGACATTGACCTGATAGTTGCTACCGCCGCCTGTGGTAATGAATTGACCAAGCAGATTGACGGAATATGTACCAGCATAGGCAAAGGTAATCTGACTGCCAGATACAATGCTTACTCCACTAGAGCCAGCATCAGTGTTAATGGTGATGAGGTTAGCGCTTGTAGCGCCAGCGTTGGTCTGAGTGGTAGTGTCGTAGAAGTTGCCGTAATAGCCCAGCGCACCGCCTGCACCCGTAGCACCTGTGGCACCTGTTGCACCACTACCTGTCGCTCCAGTGGCTCCAGTAGGGCCTGTAGGGCCAGGAACGGTGCTATTAGCGCCTGTGTTACCAGTCGCGCCAGTATTACCTGTAGCACCTGTATTGCCCGTAGCGCCCGTAGGGCCTGTCGGACCAGTATTGCCAGTTAAACCTGTAGGGCCAGTAGCTCCTGTATTACCCGTGCTTCCAGTTGGTCCAGTTGAACCAGTGCTTCCTGTAGAACCAGTTGCACCTGTTGGGCCAGTGTTACCAGTAAGTCCTGTGGCTCCGGTATTGCCTGTTGCTCCAGTATTTCCAGTTGCGCCAGTTCCACCAGTTACTCCTGTGCTGCCTGTGGGTCCAGTAGGCCCTGTGCTTCCTGTATTACCCGTAGGTCCAGTAGAACCTGTGGTTCCACTTGCGCCTGTAGCGCCTGTGCTGCCAGTGTTTCCTGTTGACCCAGTTGGGCCAGTCTGGCCTTGGCTGCCTGTACTTCCCGTTGCACCCGTTTGTCCAGAACCGGTTGCTCCTGTTGAGCCTGTATTGCCCGTAGCTCCAGTACTACCAGTAGGGCCGACAATGCCAGTGGCACCAGTATTGCCAGTAGTCCCAGTAGCACCTGTGCTACCTGTTGACCCTGTAGGGCCAGCGACTGTTGAGTTTGCACCTGTTACACCTGTATTTCCTTGAGCGCCTGTTGCGCCAGTTGGGCCAGTTGGACCTGGCACTGTTGAGTTAGCACCGGTAGAACCAGTGTTACCTTGTGCGCCAGTAGGTCCGGTAGGGCCTGTGTTTCCTTGTGGGCCTGCCACGGTGCTGTTAGCACCGGTAGCGCCAGTAGCACCTACTGGGCCAGTAACACCAATGTTACCTTGATAGCCTTGTGGGCCAATAACACCTAGCTCAATTATCTCATACTTTTGAGAGCCAACGTTATAGACGTTGGTTGTGATAGGGATTTGCACAACGCTTGTGCTAAGGCTTCCCTGATTCGATGAGACGTTAAGAACGCTAGTGGAGACAGGTATTTGAACAACGTAGGTAGGCGTTGTATCTGCCATTATTGCACCGTGCTTGCAGTTACTACAAATGCGCCTTGAAGGATTTGATAAACGTTATTGGATGGGTCTGTTACATTTAATGCGTAGGTATAGTTGCCAGCTGGAAGGTTGGCAGATGAAGTCTGAGTTGCTGTAAGAGCAATGTTAATTGTGCCAGTGGCAGCGGTAAGGGTAATCTTGCCATTGGCTGTAGACATTTCTACAATAAGGTTGTTGCTAACGTCGCGTACCTGCATGTCAGCCGAGTAGCCCGTAAGGTTGACAGGGGCATCGTTAATAAGCCATGATGGTGATAGGGCAAAAGTTGTGCTGTTGATGACTGTGATGTTATAGCGTCCTGGATTCACGTCTCTCCCTAAACCGTTGTAATATATGAGCCGTATCCGGCGTTAGTCAAAATCGTTGCTTCTACATCTGTAATGTAGTAGATGTGGCCACCGAGGTAGTAGTAATCAGCCTCAAGGGTTTGGTCTACACCTGGGGTACGGACACGAGTTACTGCTGTTCCATTAACAAGAAGCGTGTCCCCACGGGCAATACGAAAACGCCACATCAAACGGCCAAAACCTGCTGGGGTTTCATCAACCGCTGGTGGTGTGAATTGGTATACCATGTTTCTCCTTGTTAAGTGTGGTAGGCCCGCCCACTATCTGACGGGCCTATCACGGTGACTTAGTTAATTAAGCCTGGTGAATCGAAGAAGCTGATTCGATACGAACCAAGGAAGCGTCACGATAACGTGCCCATCCAAGAACGCCGTACCATCCGATTGGACGGAAACGCATCAACTTATCGACAACTGGTCCGAAGATAACATGTGGCTCTTCAGCTACAGCTTCTGCCAGTGCTTGCTTACCAGCGACGAGTGTACGGAATACACGAACACCACCAGTAGCGTTAACATATGAAGAAGTACCGAAGGTACCGCTAGAAGAACCAGCGCCTGTACCGTCAGCAAAGTTAGCCATACGAGGTGACTCAACGAACATTGCACCTTCGTAGGTTCCGATGGTTCCTGGCCAGAATTCGCCAGCACCAGTCTCGGAGTACTTGTGGTCATCACGCCAGCCGCCAACACCTGTCTCAGCGCGCAAGTCGTGTGAAACTTCTGGGTGGATACCAACCCAGTAGTACTCGCCTTGGCGTGGAACAGCCTTGTTAGCGCGGAGCTTAGCAACAGCCAAACGGATGTCGCGTGACTTGATAACGTCAGTTCCGAGGATTGACTTGTTGGTTGTACCGTTGGTGTAGGTACCAGCATAGGTTGAAACAGCTGAGCCGTTAACTTCTGCGATAGCATTTGGTCCACCGGTAAGGGTCTGCAACGCGACTGTATCAAGAGAGTCAGCCATGTTGAAGGCGATGATGTCAGCAATTGCTGGGTCAACATCTGAGAGTGAGAACAACTCAAGCTTACGGGTAGCAAGAGAAGCGTTACCGTATTCGTTGAGTGTTACGGAAACCTGTGTGGTGTTTCCGAGTGCAACTGCATCTGGGTCTACGTCCTCAGATAGTGCGGTTGTAGCAGCAGCCAAATCTGTGTAAATCTGGAATACTACTGAAGAACCAGGCATAGCCTGTTGTACTGGCTTCTTGTCTGCGACATCGCGGACGAGAGGAACAGCACGGAGAGCGAATTCTACATAGCGGTCATAGGCGGTTTGTACTAAGTAGTTACCTAGTGAGCCAGATGACGAGTCTGTGTATGCGTTGCTCATGCGTTCACCTTCTTTCTATAAGGTTTGTGCGGATGGGTTTAATTGCCGCGAGTGAAGCGTGTAGTTGGGTTGCCGGTCAATGCGTTCAACTCATCAAGAGTTTTAGCTCCAGCCAGCTTTGCGGCCAAATCTTGGTCGCGGGTTGGAGTACTTGCATTCTGAGTAGCAGCGTTAATACGCTGATATGAGGCAACTTGCGCTTGCGATTCCTCGCTTGCTTGAGCAGCTTCTTCTGGCTTTGCGAAACCGAACACGTCGGCATTCTCGCTGAGCCATGAGTCAATCTGCTCTGGCGTACTTACGTCGCCAGGTATGAACTTGGCTACCTTGTCAGGTACGCCTTTCTGTGCCAATACTTCCTTGACGGAGCGTGAGCGTAGGTCAGACTGGATGGCAGCCAATTGTTCTGCCAGCTCTTTCTTTTCCTTCTCTGCTCGCTTCAATGCCTTGCGAAGATTCGCAGGACCGTTTGCATCTTGAGTATCTTCGATATCATCGAAGTCATCGTCTTCATATTGGTTTGCCATGTGGCACTCCCTTTTCGTTAGTTGTGACGCAGGCCGCAACGCATCTCAGGGGAAAGATGTTTGGCTCCTACTACCAGTCTTAATACACGTCATCCATGCTGGTCAGTGGTGACGGATTCTTATGTTAGGAAACGCCTTCTTGCGCTCCAAGTAAGCTGCCCTTTGAGGCTCCAGCTGAGCCACCAAAGGCGCCGGATTCTTGTGCCCTGAGGCGGGTTAACTCAGCTTCAGCTTGCGCTGCTCCCTGAGTACCAAAGGTTGCTGCTCCTAGCTGGCCTGCAACATCGCCAGCTTGACCGTATCCGGTGTAGCGGCTAGCTAACGATTGAAATGCTGGAGTCTGTGCAGCAATCTGCTGGAATCCTTGAGCTGCTTGGGCTTGACTTACGCCTTGTGCTGCAAGTGACATAGCGCTCAGTGGGCCAGTACCGCCGTAGGCGATGTTAGCTCCGGCACGAGCTGCTTCTGCTCCGATAGTAGCTGCGTTATATTCCTGTTGGATAACAGGTGCTGCCACCTTTGGGTCAAGCAAGTGCGTCATCAAAGACGCTGTGCTTAGGCCATACTGAGCTTGAAGCTGCTGAATAACTTGTGGGTCCTCGTTCTGAATAGCAGCTGTAGCTGTATCTACACGCATCTTAACTTCAGCTGGTGAGACGTCCATAGCCATGAGGTTGCCGAGGTAATCGGTAGTCATCAATGGGCTGTTGTTTGGAATACCAGCCATTGTCATTACCTGCTTGTAAGACTGCTCATTCTGAATATAAGTAGCTGGGTCGAGAGGCTGCAAGCCTGCTGCGATACGAGCTTGGTTGCCGCTAAAGCGGGTTTGCCATGCGCTGACAAGGCCAGTTGCAGCTGACAGCTGACTGTCGCTGAGGCCCAACTTCTTTACAGCTGTTACTGGGTCTGAAGAGTCAATGACGTTGGTAATGGTTGTCATATCTAAACCATTTTGCATCATGGCTACGATGCCATTTGCGATATCGCCGGTGAGGCCGTAGCCAGCAAGAACAGCTGCACCTTGGGTAGCAGCGTCTGTAATGTTGGCGGCCTTTACTGCAGCTGCGTTATTAGCATCTGTAGTCTTTTGAGCAGTTGTTGCCTTTGCTACTGCTGCATCGATATCAGCTTGAGTAAAGCCAGTTGATGCTGGAGGAGTAGCTGGAGGGGGTGTCGAAGGTTGAGGTGTTGTTGCTGGTGGAGTAACGGCAACTGCAGCTTTTGGAGTATTAGCTGCTACAGCGCTAGCGTCTCCGCCAAATTGCGAGCTTGGAAGAGCGGCGTTACTTGCTCCACTGCTTTGGTCTGCTGAGCGCGCCATTAACCGAGTCCCATCTTATTAATCAATTGGTTGATGCCACCAAGGATTGTTGTGTGAGCATTCTGCGTCTTGAGCCATTCGGGTTGAGAACGAACCTGATTGGCAAAATCGTAAAGGTTAGTAGCGGTGCCGTTAGCATCTCCGGCCATAGCCTTAGATACCATTGCGCCATATCCTGTAGCTCCGCCAAGCTGAACATCGGCTGGGCTTACCTCAAGCAGGCTTTGAATGGTATTAACATAAGGCGAAGCCAAGTCGGATACTTTAGCGCCAGCGTTGATTTGGTCAGCAAAAGGCTTGTATGTATTTATGGCTGCAGTCTTGTACATCTGCTCGTACTTCTGCATGGTTGCTGGGTCGTTCAGATTAGCTCCGCCTGCAGCTTCTTCAAGAGCTTTTTGCTCAAAGTTTTTGCTTGTGCCATCTGGGCTAAATTGTCCATACACTCCATATTGCTGAGCCAATGACTGGAGGTTTGTGGAAAATTGTCTGATTGTACCGCCAGGACCAGTGGTAGGGTCAATAGTACCATAGTTGGCCATCTGCTTGGTGATTTCAGCATCTGTAGCATTTGGGTGCTGCATCAACCAGTTAGTCATATCCTGACCTGAATCAACTGCGTTTTGGTCAAGGACTGGGGTTGACTTGATGTCAACCTGTTGACCCAATTGCTGAGGAGTCAAAGACATGCCTAGCGATTTGGCTATACTTGCAATGCGGGTTTGAGCTGCGTTGTAGTCTGTGTTGTATTGCTCAGGCGCAGAGATGCGCTTAATCTCAGCAAGGCCGATGTCACCAGGGTGGGTTTGTGCCCACTGGGTATTGGCAAACTGGGTGGTAAATTGGTCCTTGCCCCAGTCATTCTTAATGGCTTGGTCAAGCAAGCCACCAGGTCCACCAAGTTCTGGAACGGACATAATAAACTTTGCCTGTTGGCCATACTTAGCAATGAAGTCCTGCTTGATTTGGTCAGCAGTTTCAACCTTGCCGTTGGCGTAATATGTACCTTGGTATCGACCAGTAAATGGATTGCCCTGGAAGTTTAATACGCCCTTGACGTTTTTGTAATCCCCGCCACCGGAGCTAGTAGCAGCTGGTGGGGTTTGGCTGGCAGGAGGTGTTGAGGCGGGAGGGGTTGCTGGAGGTGTAGCTACAGGAGTACCCGCTGCCTTCTTTTTAGAAGCAGAAAAATTAGTTGGAATAGTAGACTGTCCGCTGACAGTCTGTGGAGTCATGGGTTGCTTTGTGCTAGCTTCAGCCGCTGGTGGGTTAAATGTACCACCGGAATTGTTTGGATTGTTATAGTCCTGCTCGCCAGAAGCTTGTTGAGTTGCTTCGTTGAAATTTTGCTGAAGGTTCCATTGATTGACAATGGACCGACGCTGTGAATTTGTTAGCGTGCCACCATGAGCCTTTGTCTCAGAAGCAAGCATTTCTTCCAAAGTGGTTGATTGAGACGCTGCCTGTGGGCCAAAGTCTTGAACGGCTTGTTGCGGGTCCTTTTCGTACTCAGCTTGAATTAAACGACGAGCAGACGCACTACGGCCTTTAAGCAAATCTTCTAGTGTAGGAGTCGCCATATTATATCGCCTTCTGCTGCTGTAGAGCTTGTGTCATAGCGTCAAAATAGCCAGTAGCAGCCTTGTAGGACTGAGCATCTGCGCTGCCTGAAATAAGGCTTTGCAAGAAGCCTTGAACGTCTACGCCTGTGGTGGTTTGAGTACCCGTTACGTCAGCGCGCTTACCTGTTGGACCATAGGCTGTTACGCCTTGGAATGAACCCATGTTAGCCTTTTCGGCTGCCAATAGCTCAGAGCCGTAAGTTTGAATCTCTTGAGCTGTAGCATTACGCCCTACCAAAGACTGCATGGTGGCATTGATAAGAGACTCAATGTCTTGCGGTGAGGTTTGAGTGACATAGCCAGTATTGGTATATGTCTTCATATTTGCGTAGATGTTGCCGGCTCCGCCTTGGGCGGCTGACAGCAAAGAGTTAAACTGGCTTGTTGGCACAGCTGTTGTGCCAGAAGTTGAGGTTGTACTCGTATTTGTGGTTGAGCTACCAGGTATTACTTGACCTGTCTTTGGGTCGGTTAAACCAGCCATTATACAGCCCTTCTAAATACGCTTGTGATTACGCTTGCTAAGCGCTGATTTGATGCAGCTAAATTGTCGAGATAGGTATACCAAGCATCTTGGATATTTGCGTATCCTGGCAAATGCTGGCCATTGATGGTATTCGCCACAAGGCCGTTATGGTAATCCTGATAGCTGGCAAGCAATTCCTTGATGCCGTTTCCTTCTGGGGTGTTGGGCAACAAGCCCTTTTCCTGCATCTTTTGGAACTGTCCGATAACAGCCTGTGAGTCAACCTTCTTGGTTGGATTGTTATAATCCGCATACCAGATTGGGTTGCTCTGTCCATAGTTTGCCGTGACTTGCTTCCAAGCTTGACCAATATTATACTCAGCCATGCGGTTGTTAGTAGCGCGAGCTTGAGTCATCGCATTCTGATAATCGGTATAGTCTTGCGACAAATCTTGCCAACCCTGCTTGACATACAAGGAATTCAAGAAATCATTCGCTGTAGTCTTTGCGCGGAAGTGGTTAATAATAAGCTTGTTTTCAACAGCTAGTGCATCCTTGCCATCAGCCACCTGTGGAATCAGGTAAGGAGCAGCCTTTGAGTAAACGCTATTAGTCAACAATGGCTGGTTATTATTAATCCAGCTAAGGGTTGAATCAGCTAGTGGGGCATAAGCTCCACCTGTGCCATTAAGGCTATGAGCAACCGTATAGGACAAAGCGCGCTCACCATTTTGCTGCAAGAACTTGTCAAGCGCTGCGGCAGCTGTATATGTAGCTCCTGTGCTTGGGTCCTTCTCTTTGAGCATGTTCAGGTAATCAGAGCGAAGCGTCTGCATATCCTTGGTGTAGTAGTCATTGCTGACTGTTGGCGCCAATGGAAGCAGGAACGAGAACAAGCCCTTGATAATGAGGTTAGACTGAGCATTATGCTCAATCTTGGTCAAAATCTCTTGCTGTTGGTAAGGTGGCAAAGAGGTGTAATTCTCTGGCAAATCACCGTGGTAATAGGCAGCCATAATAGCTGACAGCTTTGAGTTAAGGACTGTTGATTCACGGTCATCCATATTCATGGCGTTGAACAAATCGCGCATGGTGGAGTTAGGGATAATCGTGTCAATAAAGTTTTGTGATGGATAGCCGCCGGAAGCAACGTTAACTGCCTTGTCCATCCATGGGAATTTCTTGGATAACTCTGTCAACGCAAGGTTGACGAATGGGCTCGTGCCAGGCATCTTGACTTCTGGAAGCACTGTCAAAAGCGATGCAGTGTTACCGGTAATAGATGTTGGCAAGCCTGTAAATTGCTTCAAGCCAAGGGCGTTTAAGCCACGGGCAATAGCGTTACCAGCTTCTCCGATACCGCCAGGGTAAACAATGTACTTCTGGCCATTGGCATCAGTGTGTACAAAGCCTGGGTTGTTTAGACCCTGCTGGATAATCTGAAAGTCACGGAAAGCTTGTGGGTTAGTCATCACCAAGCGGCCAGTACGACGCATAGCCTGCTCTTGAGCAAAGAAGAACGGAAGTAAGTTACGGTGCAATACAGCAAACTGGCTACGGATAGCGGGACTGTGAATAGCGGGAATCATCTCACGTGTAGCCTGCGTCGCAGTCATGCGAATAGCTTCGTCTTCGCTCAGCAATCCCATATCAATCAAAGGCTGGTTAGCGATTAAGCGGCGAGTAAAGAAGTCAGCAAACAAAGGCTGACGAGATACATAGTCCATGACCGGAGTAACAAACTTGCGGTAACCCATTTGCTCAACACGGCGTAGAGAATCGCCAATGGTAGGCATTGTCTGACGGCCAAGCACCTGAATAGGAAGGGCTGTCTGAGGAAGCTTGCGTAGCTCCTGCTCGGTTACTCGTTGACCCTTGGCAATCTTGTCAACCAAATCAACGTTAACTTTGCGGCCAGTACCGTATACCAAACCTTGCAGGTAGTCTACCTGGTTCTTAGCAAATGACTCTGGAACGGCCTTGGTGTAGCCATCCATAGACTTGCGGTAATCCTGATACATGTTAGGATTCTTGATGCGGGCTGCTTGAGCATCTACCAAGCTAGCAAACTGCTCATCTGGAGATAGCGCCTTGAATTCTGGTGACTTAATACGGTTCATGTAGTCACGAGCAATGTCTCGTTGAGCCAAATCGGCTGCTGCCATGTTGACATTCTTGGCATATGTGGAATGGAAGCTATTGTCTAGCTGAGACAAGCCAGCAAGCTCTTGTCCAGGTACGGTGCCATGTCCGTGCTTTTTGACGAAAAGGTTAATGTTGTCTTTTGCAACTAAGTCCTCAGAAGCTGCGTGAGCTGCGCTTACGCCAGCCTGTGGCATTCTGTTGCCGTAGATAGCTGAATACCGGTCCATGGCGTTGATTTTGTCTTTGACAAAATATGGCACAAGGTTGGACTCGCGGAACTTATTAGCAAGTAGTCCCAATGGCATGATATTAAAGCGAGCATTGCGGGCAGCATTAGCTGCATTATTCCATGCTTGCTTACTAGTTAAAGAATCATCAAGATTCTTGAAAGTGCCATGAACAGTACGGTTACGCTCATCAAGCTCTTTGGTGACTTCGTTTGTTGTAATTGGCTTAGCTACACCAGTTGCCTGCTCGGCCTCAATGGCATTTTTGTCAGTCTCGGTAAGAGTCTGAGCAATCTTATCCATGTGGTACAAACGGTACTTATCTGACATATTGGCTACGCTTGCAGCTAGGACATTGCTTAGATAGCTAGGCAGGCCCTTACGCATGATTTGATGCAAGGCTTCACCGGAAGATACGCGCAAACCAAAGGCTGGAGATAGCAGTGCCAATGGTGCAAAGATAGCGTTTGTGTAATGTGTAAAGAAATCGTCTACCGGGTTGTAGAGAGCGCCGTAAGCCTTGGCGCTGCGCATAACCTTGCGAATGTCTTTAAGGTCAAGCATCGAACCCTTATAACGCTGTCCTTCAACAATAGCCAAATCTTTAGGCGTGTCGCTGTACTCAGGTTTCATTTCAGTTGAGCCGATAAGGCGTCCGTCGTTAACTGCGTAAACACCCTTGTCAATGGCGCTACCGCGAGAAGCGCTCTCAAGTTGGCCAAATACTGATGCGGCTTGAGCTTTAGCTACGCCAAAGTTTTTAAGCACTTCTTGCTGAATGACGTGCATCTGGTCAATACGCGCACCGTCGTCAGTAGCTGTAATCATCTTGGTTGCATGCTCAAGAGCTACGCGGTATGGCATGGAGTAGTAAGTGAAATCCATTGCTGTTTTAGATGCATTTGGGTCAGCTGGGTCAAATTCCTTGGAAGACAAAGCGTTAGCTTTTGTATCAAAAGACAAAGCACGCTCTCCGGTAAATGTGCGAACCTTGCCGGCAAGGGCGTTCATCATTGCTCCGCTGCCAGGCTTAGAAAATAGCGCAGGCTTATTGAGCTTGAAAAGTTGTTCTTGAGTTTCTACGCCGGTATTTGGGTCAACCTTGGTAACAGTCTTAGGATTCATTGCCTGGTTGCCTGTTTCATCAAGCACGGGAGAACCATCTGGGTTGACAGCAGGTTCCATAACAGCACTCTTGCGAGGCAAAAGAAGGTTAACCTGGTCATTGTAGTTGCTTGCATTCTTGCTCATGCGAATGCGGTCAATACCATACTTCTGGCTAAGCATCTTGCCGTATGTCAAGGATGGTAGGCGCAATTCACCAACAGCAGTATTGGCGCTATCTGCCAATTCCTTGGAGTACAAAGCTTGTTTAATAGTCTGCACTGCTTCATCTCGAGTAGTAGCAGTTGAAAGGGCTTTGCTCAATGCTGCTGACCAGCCCATAGGGATACCATAATTGGTATGAATGTAACCAGCTGCAATGGTTGGGTCATTTTTTGCTTTATCAACCATGTCATCAATAGCGCGCACTTTGGCAGCCATGAGCGGATTAGCAAGCACCTGGTCTACTTGGTCGGCTGTGATAATCCGTGATGAGTTAGAGAGAAGAAAGTTAGAAACAGCGCCACCTGAAGAAGCAAATGGAAGCGTTGCGTGAGCAATAGGCTTTCCTGTTACATCGTCAAGCTTTGTTACAGGTTGGCCCTTTGCATTAAGAACAAGGTTGCCAGCTTCGTCAGTTTGCTTAACAACAGCAATGTTATCTCCACGCTTGATAGCTCCTGCCATCTTGCTTCCAGCAGCAACGGGGTCGCCCTCAAAGTCAAATGAAGCATCTGCAATACCTGAGACAACTTGGCCAAAGCCAGTGTTTGTGTTGCGTAGTGTGCCAAGCCCAGGAATAGCACCTAGTCCATGTGCTAAATCGCGTCCAAATGACACCAAATAATTTGGGTCATTGGACTTGTTAAATGAATCCTGAAAGTTAGGCACGACGCGGCCAAGAATGTTACGGCTTAAAGCGCCACCAATATCAGCACCAAGAGCAATACCCGCTGGTCCGCCAAGTGCGCCAATAGCGCCACCGGCAAGAACGCCAGCTGTACCAAGCAACATGCCGCCAACGCCATGGTCAACATAAAGGCTATGGACAAACTTGTAGTCTTTTTGAATTTCCTGCAAAGGCTTGCCAGCCCATGACATTGCAGTACCAAGAGCCTTGCCAACTACAGGAATATCAGATACACCCTTAGCGATGTCGCTAGGAATGTTCTTGATAAAGCCTAAAAAGCCGCCACCTGAAGAAGGTGCGGTTGGTGTGGCTGGAGCTACCTGAGTGTCACTCATTGATTAAGCCCCTTTTCCGCAGCGATTTCCGCTGCGTTCTTGATAAGGGCTGCAGAAACGTCTTTTGCATCTTTGAAAATATTAGAGAACCATACGCTTGAATTGTATGTGGCAATATGGTCATCGATTGCCTTGGCATAATTAACCATATGCGAGGTTGCAGCAAGTGTATTCATAGTATCTGGGTTGCCAGACAATACGCCAGCAGCTGCAAGCTGTGGGTTGTGCTTAACAAAAACTTGATTGCCCTGAACCATTGCGTTGGCAATGTCAACATTCGTTGTAGGGGCTGGTGTTGGTACAGGAAGTGGCTCTGCCATGGTTACTTCCCTAATGCACTAGCGAGTTGTTGCAGCTCCGGGGAAGCGTCTGGATGAGACGCGAGTGCTTGAATAAGATTCTTTGCTGATTGCCCAGCTTGAGCTGCCTGTCCAGGCATGATTCCTAGTGCTTCTGGACCTGCTCCTGCACCCATAGGTGAGCCAGTAGTCACTGGTTCTGAAGGACGCTGTGTTGGAGCATTGAGAGGTGTCAGTTGCTGCATAGCGCTTTGCGCTGCGGCAGGGCTTCCGCCTTGCTGAGCTGCGGCGGCTACTTGTGATGGTGTAGCTACAGGAGTCTTAGGCGCTTGCGACATAGGCGCAGATGCCTGCATATCCATAAGCTGTGATGCGTCACCGTAATTAGGCATACCTGAGATATACCGTTGTGCTTGCTTTGATGCTGGTCCGCCATCGGTGCGTTGGCTCATAGCCCCTGGGCCTGAAATCAGTGCTGGCTTTTGTGCCTGTGGCATGATTTATTCTCCCTCTTGTAAAGTTTCGATGGTGCGGGCGGCATACTCGTGGAACGATTCTTTGTCATCCACGAAACTTGCTTGATGCTCTAGCATGTGGGTGAGTGTGTCGAACCCAGCTGCTATATCAACTAAAATTGCTGCAGTAGTATCTGCAAGCAGGGCAAAGAAATCCCACTTGGTTACCCGTGTAGGAATCCTGCCCTGCTCATTAGACATGTGTTACTTCATTGGCTTTCCGGCAGTGGTACCTGTACCACGTGTGCCTGAAGGCTGCTTGGTAAGAGTCAATGAAGACTTGCCCGTTGCTGCTGGGCCAGACTTCTTCTGGATAGCTGTCTTCTGTGTAACAGCCTGTGACGAACCGTGTCCGCCTTGGTTCTTTGGTGAAGGAACCTTTGTAGTCAATGATGACTTCATTGTTGCCATTTGTTTTCTCCTATAGGGATGAGTTGTCTCGCCAGTAACGTTAGGCTGGTGAGCGTCTGGAAACTGACGCAGCTAACTGCGGCGCTCCAGAAGATGAAATTCCTGCAAGCAGGTTCTGTAGTGCAGACCCACCTTGCGGTACGCCTTGTGGTGCAGCTCCTTGCGGAGCAGTAGGCTCCCCAGCAGGAGCCTGACCTGGGGCCTGTGCCTCACCAGCGGCTGCAACTGCCGGGGAAACTTGTTGGGCAAATGCCTCAGCAACAACATCTTCGATATTGTCACCCTTCTGGCGGCCCTTAATTGCTAGCGCAATTGCGTTAATAATCTTTGATGGGTCCTGTCCTTGAGCAGCCAAGGATGGGATTGCTTGTGCCATAGATGCAACAGCGGCAAGGAGAGAGTCACGAAGATTCTCAATCTCTACTGCTTCTTCTTCCATGGAGACGTTCATCTCCCATGGCATTTGACGACGCAAGAAGTCACGTGAGATAAGTTTATCACCACGAGCTTGTAGGCCGAAGATTAAAGCGCGGTTAGGGTCAAGGCCGGCCATCATGCCATAGGTGACATCGCACCAGTAATCGCCTTGAATGTCTTTCTTAGGAACATAAGTAATCTCGTAAGGTGCGCCAGCGTTTACGCCGCGTACTTCCTTCTCGACATCACCGAAGAGTGTCTCGTCCATGAGGAAGCAGATACGCATAACATGGCGAAACGACTCAGCGAATACAGCTTGTGCTGTCTTAACCTGAGTATCAAATCCACCCATAAGCGCTTCAACGCCACGGCCTGTAACAATAGAACCTGACTGCTGACCGAGGCGGCCTTGTGGGTAGCGTGAGCCAACCCGAAGCTCTTGGTCAAGAAGTTCTGACTCTTGGAAGATTCCGTTAGGAATGTCGAGGCCGACACGACGAATCTTCTCTGGGTTAGCAGAGCGGATGGTTGCGTCTGGGCCAATCTCAAGGACGTTAACATCGGAAGGCAAAGCAAATGGAGCCTGTACAGACTTCTGCGCTGCTTCCAGCTGCAAGGTAGCAAAGCGTGAGCGGGCTACCTGTACCCACATGATGTCGTCAAATTGTCCGCGTTGATGCTCGTCTGAGTCAATGCCAGGACGAACAGCGATGACGACAGGAATCTCGTCAATGAAATTCTTTACGCGGTCAAGGAGAAGATTGCTACGCTCTGGGATGAAGAGGATGGTTTCGTTCTTATCCACATAGCGGAATACCTCAAGAAGACGCTCAGAGTTGCGAGCCTCGTAAGGTCCACGGATAACAGACTCATGCTCTGGGAAATCGTTGCATAGCTCGCGTACAGTCTTCTGGTAGCGACGGGTATAGGACGTCAGCTTGCCGAAGCGGTCCCACTCTGGGTATGCGCCAATTGGGTTGTCCAAGCGAATCATTGGACGATTGTTTTCAAAGTCAGGCTCGATGATGAAAGGCAGCATGCCGTAGGTCAAGTAGCGGTCAGCGCCTGTGTACATCTGGGTCTGCAAGTTGCAGGAGTCACGATAGCCAGCGGCAATCATGGTGCGCTTGTCAGCGCGCTTCTTAGCGCGGTCTGAGATAGCGTCAGTTGAGTCACAGTTAAAAGCAGGAAGTGGAGCGATAACTTCGGCTACGTCGCGGGCAGCGATATCGATGAAGTTAGCCACCATAGGCTTGGGATAGTCAGATGAGAAAAGGTCAGGGAATACCTGTTGGATATTTCCTTGACGAATTGAAAGCAGGTCTGCCCAGCGGGCATCACGAAGATGGTAGTGGTCGCGCAGCTTGCGGACCTTAATACCTAACTCATCTATATCCAGTGCCATACCAGGTTCCTCCATTAGATGCCATTTGCTCTTGCAGCTTGGCGTACTCTTCTAAGTCCACAACTCGACGCTTGGCGAGCTGTCCTTTTGTTACAAACGGGTTCTTCACAAAAGAACCACCGTATGCGCCGGACTGATTGAGATAGTCGCGCATCTGCGTCTCTGCAAACCAGAGAGCCATTGGTCCGTCCTGCTTAGCCTTGGTGCCGGCAGACCAGGTAATCAATTGCTCGATAAGAGCCTTGATGTGTTCGTTATCGGCACGGGGCAATTCCAATAAGTTAGAACCTCTAATGTGTTTGCCTTGGTTGTCCAACGTGCCGAAAAGCTGTGCCATGGATGCGACGCCATACTCGGCGTCCATCTTGTTCGCACCAGTGTAGTGCTGCACGAGGCGGATGCCTCGGGTGGCAAGAAACTTGTTAATCTGTTCGTCTTGGGTGAGGAAGAGCTGAAAGGCGTTCTTCTCAATAACCCAGACCTTAGGCTTGTACTTCTCAGTCCAGCTGAAAATCAAGTCACGAATCTGCTGAGGCGTAGGGGCTGGCATACGTGAGGCTTCCAGCAAGTAACGCTTCTGGGTAGTTCTATCTCCAGCTAGCACGACGGAGAATGTATCTCCTGACATGGCTGGGTCCATGGAGCAGACAATGTACTGGTCGTTAAGCTGAGCGGGCTGGCCCGGTGCGCCTGGGATAAGCGGACCCACGGGACGCATTCCGCTGACAGAACCGCGTACATTCTCGGGTGTAAAGATAGCGGTAGACTCAACATCTTGCTGCTGGTACACCATAGCCCAAGTCTTTGGGTCAAGGACACCACGACGCTTCTTGAGGTTGTTACCATCCCAGCGCGGATACAATCCATCTGCATCTGGTTCTGTCTCATCGCCTGACCATGGGCGGTCTGACTTAGGCCAGAGCGTTACCCAATCTTTGGCTTCGTCTGCAAACTCTAGGACAGCCGGCATAGCTAGGTACGTCCAGGGCGATTCCCCTTCAGGGTATCGGTCTGGGTTACGCATCTCTCGGTACAAGTCAACTGGGTCAACGCGTGTACCTACAACCAGAATCTTGCCGGTAGGTCCCACACGAGTCAGGACTTCCTGCTGAATCCAACGAATCTGCTTCTCGTACTCATTAGCATTTGAGAGAGTCACACAGTCATCAAGAATAATCAAGTCGGCACGGGCACCGTAAATCTGCCCGCCAATACCCAAGGCCTGAAGGGTTGGGTCTTTTTCACCTGAGTCGCGTTCAATGTAAATTGCGTCTTGGGTCCACTTCTCAGCTGTGGCTTTGAAGCCTTCCACTGGAGCGTACCGCCTCTGCAACTCTGCCCACTGGGGCGCAGTCAGTCTTTGCTTGACGGCGTAAAGGAATTCCTTGGCCATCTGCTGGGTCTTAGAGACAAGCTTGATTCTTACATTTGGGTCTGTGACAATTCTGTAGGTCACATAATCAATACTGACCGTCATTGACTTGGCATGCTCTGGAGGCATGTTACAGAGGACGTAGTTCTTGAAGCCCTTTTCGTAAATCATGTTTGGGTGAAGCCAGGCTGGCTGGCCTTCTTCCAGAAGGGAGACTATGTTGCGCTGGTGCGGGAAGGTCTGGCTGGAGAGGTACTTGGTCCGAAAGTCCTCAAAGCTGATATTGGCATCTTCCTCAGCCACCTTGCCGGCACGACGCTTGATAACTCGGGCGAGGTCAATCGCCTCTTTGAATTGAGGGTCGCTAGCGCGGTAATACTCATATGACTTGACAGACTTGCCGACTGCGCGGCAAGCGTCTTCCACAGTCACGCCTTCTTCAATCAGCGCGAGAAGGCGCTTCTTGGCGTCCGGGGCGGACAAGGTAGCACCTGGGGCTAGCTTGTACGCACTGCGGTCAGTCACCTCGCTGAGTTTCTTTGCCATTGGGTAAAAATCCTTTTGTGGGCGCAACCTATGGTTGCAGCTGGGTGTATTTTAGGGGCGCCCCCTAGGCGCCAAAAAAAGCTTTTTTGCTTAATGGGAGCCTGCTGTGCTTACGGCTCCCTAACCCGTTAAGAGCCAGCCTCAGAGGGCTGGCTAGTAATACCCACCGTTCGTCTCAGCGGCATCTTCGCTGTGAGGCTCAGCTGCCTAGAGCCGAACGGGTAGACGTGTTTTATTTTATCCCCTATATATATTAAGGCGGGATAAAACACGCTTATCCCGCTTTTGTAGGGGTGATTTATGTCACACGCTCTATAGTCAGTATTTTATACTGGTTTTAGCGTAAAAATATTTTCTGATGGGTAGGGGTGAATCTCATTATTTGAGACGAATAGGGGTGCGCCGTCGGC